TTGGGAGAAACGGTGTGGCGGAAGTCAGCACCGACATCGCACCCGCTACGGCGGGACAGGCTGCCGAGCCGGCCAGTAGCCCTCAAGCGCTGCTCTCGCAGCTGTCGATCCTGCAGGCCAACGCCACCACAGCGCAAAACCGCCTGGTCAACATGGTCGACGCCACGCAGGCGGCCGAGACTGTGGAAGCGCTCATCAAGCGCTACGCCGCACTGCAAACCAAGATCACGGGGCTACTCAATCGCCTGCAAGCGATCGACCCAAACCAGTCCGACGGCTACGCCGCGCTCATTCGCGATCAGGACGCGCTCGCCATCGAGGTGCAGGGCTACATTGAAGCTGTCGAGTCGCTCGTGGGCCAGTACCCGAAGAGCGCGGCGGCCATCGCCTCGGGTACGACCGTGCCCGCACAACCCATGAGCCGCACCGAGCTCGACGCGCGCCGGCGCAAAGTGCTGCCCTACGTGGTGCTCGGGGGCATGTTCCTCCTGGTGGCCGGCGGGGGCTATCTGATTTGGGCGCAGAAAAAGAAGCAGGACAAGGCCCACACGCGCTCCACGCGCAAGGCGCTCGGTGCGATCACAGCACGCGGCGGCAAGGGCCGGTAGCGCTACTTAGCGGCTGACCAGACGCCCTGTGTTGGCTTGCGCGTCTTGAGCGCGAGCAAGTCGTACCAGACCTTCTCTGGGCGCTGCAGCTTTGTGTGACTCTCGCGATCGAGCTGCGCGAGCGCGTCCTGCACGTTATGCGGCGTCTTGGCGATGCCGCCGTAGGTGCTGTAGACCAACTCGCGAAACTCGACGGCTGTCATAGATAGTCCATGTGCTCAATCTTCTTGTTGAGCGTGCGTGCCGCATCGTAGATGACTAGTGACGTGTCCTTGTCGAGGCCCATCATGCCCAGGTGGATCATCACCAGCTCTGGCGGAGATCCCTGGTTGAGCATGCCCGCCACCATCCAGACGAGATCGGCACTGTCCACCTGCTTGGTACCGCGCACACCGCGCAAGTTCAACGCGTAGCGTGCAGTCGCAGGCTCGAGCACCACAAGCTTCTGCTCCGAGAACTTGCCGGTGTAGTTCTGCACGGCGGCTTGTAACATGATCTCGGATAGATACAGCGGCGCAAGCTTTTCTCGCTTGGCGATGGCGGCGCGCGTGACGAAGGCCTCACCCTCCATGCCGAAGTCCGCTTGGTGCACGAGGTGATCCCAGTCGTGTATAGCGCGCGCCATCCAGTTGGTTTTCTCGTCCCAAAGCGGCGTCTCGCTTGCGCCTGTCCACACGAGCATCACGCCTGTGGACTGCACTTGATCACGCATCTGCTCAAAGCTCTGGTACGGATCGTGCGCCACGAACTTCACGCGGATGGGTAGTTCACGAAACTCGCGATGAATACGCGCAGTCTCTTGGCTCACCATCTCTTGGATGCGGCGATCGTGGGTCGCGTCTTGACCCTCGTTCCAGGCGCGCACTAGCGGCGCAAGCTCAGCACGCGTGATCGCCATGGGTCAGCCTGCGAGCTTGCCGTAGGTGAACGACGTGGCGAAGTACAGGGCCACGACGGCCGCGACCAAGCCGAGCTTGCCTGGCTGCTTCCAGCGCTTGGGCGCTTTGTAGTGGTACAGCGCAGGCAGTGCGACTGCGACCGTGGCGCTGAGAGCGTCGCGTTTGAGATCGTAGGTTGAAGTGGTGGCGCCCAGGCCTGGCGTGCACGTGCCGCAGCGTACGTACATGGTGTGCTCCTAGCGTCGTTTTCGCACGACGCGGCGACAACTTGTGTCGACTGTGACAACCGACTTGCTTCGTCGCTCCGGGCTTCGGCGAGCCACGATCGCGACATTGGTCTTGAGAGCTTGCGCTCGATTGCAGGCAGCGTGCACAGCTTCCTGCAGTGTTCCCACAAAGCTGGGCGCGTAGGTGCTGCGGGGCGAGCCGTCTTTGCGCAGAGCTACTAGGCTAAAGCGTCGGCGGCTTGCACCACGGAGACCGCTCAACCCAGAAGATTTCTTTCTACGCTTAGCCATGGTTCTCCTAGCGTCGTTTTCGGCGAGTACGTGTAGCGTTCACGGTAGCAGCGGCGATGCGCTTACAAACCTTGGTGCTACGGCGTCGCGAGCTCGCGCGACAGCTCTTCACGATGTGCTTGTACTGTCGTTCGTCTTTGGCCGTCCACATACTACGAGGCATGGGGAGGCTCCTGAAGAAGAGTGGCGAGTGCGCTTTGCACCTCCGCCATGTACCAATCCATTGGGAAGAACGGCCCTGGATCCCAATGCGCCCCTACGTGCGGGTAGGCCTTGCTGGCTGTGACGTGCGTGAGAAAGCCGGGCATGCCCCCACGCAACTCCGTGGGCCCGAGCACAACCAAGGGGATGTGCCAGCGCAGTGAGCACTCGGCGGCTTTCTTTGCGGAGAGCTTGAGCATGGCGGTGCCGAACTCATCAAGCCATTCGGCACGGCTCTGGCGTGAGCGGCCGGCGTGCTCGAAACCAAGGCCTGTGCGATTGACCTTGGGTGTGTGCCAAGCCACATCTTCTTCACGCACACCCTGCGCCACGTGCTCAGAGTCGAAAAAGTAGTGTGCGGAGGTCTCGGGGGCAGGCGTCGCGGACAGCCCAGCCATCCACTTGGCGCAGTCGACGGCCTTGGAGGGCTTTTCAGCATTCTCCATGCAGTGGATCACGATGTGCTTCACCACCGTACGGCCAGCGGTGGTGTAATTGACCGCCTGGTAGAACGGGATCGTGCTCACGCTTACCAGCGTACCTGAAAATATGCAGGGTCGTCTAGTCTACCCCCTTGCTTTCAGGTAGCTTTTGGTGATGTCGCGCACACGAGGTACGTACCGCTGTGGATGATTTTTCCCACTGGCTGGCAACGCTCGGGCCCTACAGCGCGCCGGTCAACGTAGTGTTGGTTGCGGGTCTTTGGTGGCTATCTAAGGATCGAAGCCGCATCCTGGACGAGTTGGCCAAGGCGCAAGCCGATGGTATGGCCGTACGGGAGAAGCGCGTTGAGGACTTGGTGGCCCACGCGGACGAGTACCGCGAGCACAGCGCTGTCACACAAGAGTCGCTGTCGAAGATCATGAACATTCTCGATCGACGTGGGGGAGGAAGCGCGTGAACCTACTCATCGTGGACGATGATCAAGCCGTGCTCGAGGTGGCGCGCTACTGCCTGTCGGAGCGCTACCAGATGCACCTGGCGAGCTCTGGACCTGAAGCGCTCCTGGTGCTGGCCTCGCGCAAGATCGACGTGCTAATCACAGACCAGCGCATGCCTGGTATGGATGGATCGGAGCTGTGCCGCCAGGCTGCGGAGATTAGCCCGTGCACAGCGCAGATCATGATCACAGCCTACGCCGATTTCCAGGATCTACGCAGGGCCGTCAAAGGCGGTAGGCTCGTAGACTGCCTGCAAAAGCCGCTCAAGCAAAACGAGCTCATCGCTGCCATAGAGCGTGCCGCCAAGGTGTCGTTTCTACCAACGGCTGGTTTCGACGAGGAAGCCCCGACCAATCGGTTGCCTCTGCCCGCTACGGTGGCGATGCCAACCAAGGTGTCAACGCGACCGCGAGAAAGCGGGCAATCGTCAACTACGTTGCGTGCTGCCGAGGTCGCGGCAGAGAAGCAGCTTGCGGGTGCGCGCGGGCAGCTGCGTGAATCGCGGCGTGCCCTGTCAACGAAGTTGACTGCGCTGTCCAAAGCTCACTAGGGCTCAGCGATGAGCTTGCGCAGCGTGCGGATCGCGGATTGATACTCTACGTGCGTGTGCTGTGTGGAGATGCCGAGCGACTCGCCGATCTGCGCGAAGGTATCCCCTTGGATGAACGCCAAGATGATCGTGCTCTGGCGAGGCGTGAGCACCCGTAGATGATCGAGTACTAGCGAGCGAAAGTACCCAAGCTCTGGGTTGTGATCGATCTCGTGGCCGTCGATGACTTCGGCGCGCCCGCTGAGTGTAGAATCGTGTGGCTGGCGCTGGGCAGCCTCAGCTAGCCGCCAGTGAACGACCCGTCTTACCCACGTAGCTTCGCTGGCCTTCTGGGCGTCGAAGCTGAGAAAGGCTTCTAGGATCGCCGTGCTGCCTACGCTCTCGAGGTCGGCGCGTACGGACGTTGGATAGAGCCGGGCAACAGCGCGCACGCAGGGCATGTACAGCCCGAGGAGCCGCTTGGCTGTTACTGCATCAACCTGCCGAAAATCAGTTTGACGCAACACGTCACGCCGCGTCCTCTTCGTTCAGGGCATCCTCGACGTACTCAGGCAAGAGCTTGTCGAGGTCGGCGCGGACCTGCTTGGTGGCTTGCTGCACAGCTCGTGTGATGCGCCGCAAGCTCTCCCGCACAGCTTGGACACCCTCTTCGGTGCCTAGCTTTTCGTGCAAAATTGCACGCACAACCGACGAGCGGCTAGCCGGCAAGCCCTGCGCCTTCAGGTCGTCGATGATGGCAGCGAGGTGGGCCTCGATCTCTGGATCGCTACGGAGCGTGATCGTCTCAGCCATGCTGTGACGCTATAGCATACGTAGCGTCACCCACACAAGCTCAGCGTGATCGTACCGCCAGGGTGTCGCTTGTACGATCACACTCCGTGCACCGCGTTCTGCAGGCGCTCTTCGCCGTCCGCCGTAATCCTGAAGCGTCGGTACACGGCGGGTGTGCTCGGGTCGGCTTCTAGGAGCCCAGCCTTGCACAGACGCTTGAGCGCACCGCGCTCTACAGCAGAGAAACCGTAGGGCTTGTGTACGTAGGCGTAGATCAACCAGTTGAGCGTCGTAGGGCCACGCGGCGCCAGCGTTCTTGCCGTGGCCTCTTCTGCCACTTGATGCCTGTCCTTGGGCGCCGCACGACGTTTCATCACTTGAACTCAGCCCGCCAGTCGCTGCACGTGCGATGGCTTGTGCCGCCCGGCTCGCAGTGGATGAAGCCGTTGCCCACGTCGAGCGCTTTGAGGTCGTCGCTGCCAAACGTGAAGTCACCGCAGCGCGTGACGCCGTCGTACTGGTAGGCGATAAGACACACCTTGGCACCGTCCACGCTGCGGTAGACGCAGCTGTGACCCGTGTCGCAGTCTTCGTCGACTGCACAAGTGTCGCAGGTGGTGCCCTTTGGCGTGGCCTGGGCGGCGTCGGTACCAGCATCCTGGGCGGACACGGGCTGTCCGCCGTCCAATATTGGCTCGACTGTGGCCGCGTCGCGGACTTCGTGCGTGCCTGCGTCGCTGTAGTCGTTGACCGTAGCATCGCGCCCCGGTAGTCCCACCAAGTTGCCGCCGAACGCACTGCCACCGTCGCCGTCGTCGTTGGGGGCAGCACTGTCCACGGTTTCGACGGTGACCGGGTAGCTGTCGTGCTGGATACAACCTGTGAAGATCAAGGCCAAAGTCGTAAGCATCAAGGTGCGCATGTCACTCTCCCACTGCCCTAGACGGTGTCTCGGTTTGGACATTCACAGCGTCTGGTTGCTGTGAAAGCATACGCTTTTCCATACTAAGGGCCTTGCGATAGACCTTCGTGAAGGCGGCTGTGCGCGCTACAGCCTCTAACGCAGGATCTCTAGAAGCGTGCACGCACAAATGCTTCATGACTAGGATCTCCGCCAGCGTGTAGCTCTGTCCAGCCGCATTGCGTGTCGTAGCGTAGAAGTTTCGACCGTCTAAACACTTACCACCTACATGGGCAGAAAAGCGTAGGTCACAGCGCCTGCATTTTCTAAGCGCTGTAACCTTCAACGGCTTCACTTGCTAGACAGCCGATCGATCGCCCGCTGCAAGTACCACGCAGCCTTGCGTAGATCCTCCAGCTGAGAGCCTTTGTGGGGAGCCCGTGAAATGTACTTCACGGTGTTGCCGAGATGGAAGTCCAGTTGCCAGGCCTCGATCACTTTGATCGCCTCGTACGGGTTGTCCTTGCCACCGTAGTGTGCGGGGTGGTCTACGGCTTCTGCGGGTTGCGCCGCTGTGCATGTAGGCGTCTTACTACCCACGTTGGCAGGATGTGGTTCAAACCCATGATCGTTGTAGTCCGTCATCTGGCGCACGCTGGGTTGGTAACGCGGAACAGATTGGGCCACCGCGCGTGGCACAGGTCACGTAGCTTGGTCGCAAAACGTTGGATCTCTAGATCCGCAGCGTAGTCACAGCGCTCGGTGAAGAGCTTCTGTAGGGCCATCGGGTTCGTGGTCCACGTGAAGCTGGTGCACGCAGCGCCGGGCAGACGTTGGGCAGCAGCTTCGTAGATGCGCTTGTGATCCATGCCCTTGGGATCAGTACCGTGGATCTCACGATACTTGGCCTCTTCGCGCAGCAGGTACGAGCGGTAACGATCGTAGGCGTCGCCCATGTCGATCACGAACTGGTGGGCGGCGCCTTCGTCGGCGGCATCGCGCGGGTGCAGTGAGAAATGCCCAGAGTGGTGCGTGAAGCGCGTGCTCTCTTGACTGGGGCTACCCTCCTCATCGCGGTCGGCACCGACGTAGTGCCTGATCAGCTCGTGGCTGACGCGACGCCCGATGCCTGCGAAGAAAAACGACATCTTCGCGTGGTAGAGGACTGAGGCGTGCGGGATCTTGTCGGGCGTTCCGAACAGGTTAGCGATGTACTCCGCGTTAGAGCGACGCCCAGCTTTCTTGCCGAAGCTGTTGTAGCACTTGCGTCCGCACAGCTCGACGAGCAGCTCGTTATCAGATACCGCGTCGCTGTGCGGGAAGATGCGATCCCGTGGATGCAACAGCTCTTCACTCTCGTCCAGACAATCTGGGGCGAACTCCTTGAGCCACCGCACCAGGTTGCGGTAAGCCAAGGTATCAATGGCCATCTCAGCAAGCACGAAGATGGTCGGCTCTTCAACGATTTTAGCTAGTGACAGCTTTCTCTCTGTGGTCACGTTATTTTCTCCATGCGACGCTAAGCCGCTGATTTCCAGTCCTTGGCGACGCTACCGGACGCCGTGAACTTCATGCCGTTGTACTCGCGCGTCATCACCTCACCCATGAGTTTGGCGACGGCTTCTCCGCGATCCTCAGCGGCCTCGACGTAGATGGCGTCGTGCACCTGGGCCAGGAGAAATGCACTTGGGTCGACATCGGGCAGGCGGCGATCGAGCTCGATCAGGATCTCGTTGAGCAGATCCGCACCAAAGCCTTGGATGGGGAAGTTCTTGACCTCGGTGGCGGAGATCTCGTTGAGCGGAAACAGGCGTGCGCGGCCATGAAGGGCCGTTCGGATCTCGGAGGTCTCCTGGGCTTCCAGGAGAAGCTTGCTCTGCCAGGGCTCGATCTCTTTGAACGTGGCGAAGATGGTCTTACGGACGTGTCCGACCATGGCGAGGTCGATGGGCGGGCCGTTGTACTCGCCCGTGGAGTAGATCGCCTCAAGGATGGTCTTATCGCCCGAACCGTAGTTCAGGGCGTAGATGACGCGCTTCACGACATCCCTCAAGGCCTTGCGCTTGCACGTCTGGCACTTGCACTGCGGGTTTTCGTAGTTGTGGGCGGGGTCCTTCAGAAGGAGCGCGCCGTAGACGTTGCCAAAGGCGACTGAAGCCACGAAGCTGTGCGGATCGTGATCGGGCTCTAGCTTGCGCTTGTCGTCAGCCGTCATGCACTTGTGCGTAAGCACCGGATCGCCGCAGAGCGCTGCGAGAATGCGAAGCTCGAGCTGATCTTCGTCCGCGCCCACGATGACGCGCCCCGGGCCCGCCTCGTACATGTCGCGGATCCACTTGGGCTGGTTCTGCAGATTGATCTTGGTAGAGGAAAAGCGTCCTGTGCGTGCACCCCACGGCTTCCAGAACGAGTGCACGCGGTTATCGATCGCCCACGGAGCAGCCTCATGCGAGGTGATGTACGTCGAGAGCGTCTTGGAGTGCTCGCGAAGCGCCAGTAGCCCCGTGAAGAACGCTTTCACGTCGGCATCACGCGTGGCGCTCATGAGGCCGAAGATGGTGGCCTCGTTGGTCTGCGGTGCGCCCTTGTCCGTGTAGCTCAGGGGCTTGAGACCGAAGCCTGCTTTGTCGAACAGGAGCCAGCCGAGCTGGGGCGGGGACAGGGGATTGAATGGCTTGGCCTTCGGGTCGCTCGGGTCGACCTCTTCGATGAGCTTCAGCTTGTAGAGCGGTGCGAGCGTATCGGCACGAGCCTTGGCCACTTGCTGCTCGACGCGCTCTTTGACGATGCGGCGCTTGTCCATGTTGATGGGCATGCCGGCCATCGTCATCTTCACTGAGATCTTGCGGATCTTGCGATCGATCTCATCGACGCGCTGCAGCTTGCGCGTGGGGATCTCCCGCCGCATGGCCTCGCGCGATCGCGAGGTGTTGTAGATGTCGCGCGCGTTGTAGAGCGCGAGCTCGTCGAAGCTCTCGTGAATCTCGACGCCATTGGCTGTACGCGGCGGCTTCCACGCGTAGGCATCGGTGTAACTGAAAGCTACGTGCGACAACTTGTGCGGCTCGTCGGGGCACAGAATGGCGTGCATCCCCAGCGTGTCATCCTGGTAGCTCTTGATCTGATCGGCCGCTGGCACGCCCCACACGATGTCGAGCACGGGAATGTCGTAGCAAGCGCCGTTGTGGTAGCACTTGGGGATCTCGGGGTCGCACAGGAAGTCCGACAGCACGCCCAAGAGCTTGTCGTTGGGGTCGGAAGGATCGCAGGCGCGAGTGTCGACCACGAGCTGCGCGTCGGCAGTTCCAATGCCGATGACCTTGATGCGCGCCACATCCGGAGGAAAGCGCGCGTCCAGGTTCTTGCCGTCATAGTCCTGCTTGGGTTCGGTCTCGAGGTCCACCTCAAACTCCGGAGGCTTTTCCTTGCGACCTCGCCAGCCAAACAAGAACTTGCAGACCACGTCCGGATCGGAAGTCACCTGGTAGTTGAGCTTGTAGTGCGGCTTGACCCCGTCGAGCAGACTTCGCACCTTGGCCAAGTGCTTGAGACTCGCCTCCGCCATGAACTGCTGGTCGCGCAGGAGAAACGCGGGGTGAAAGCTCGGCACGAGGTACTGCACGCCGTGCTCGCTAAACCAGCTGGAGATGTTGTGCTCAGCGCGTGGCGTGCCTGTAAGGGCGGGCGTGAACACGGCCCCTGCCACGTCGCCGATGTTGTAGTCCCAGGTGAACACGAACGTGTCTTCGTGCTTGAACTTGCGTCCGCCACAGTGCGGGCACTTGATCATCTTGGGGCGTACGTTCTTGAAGCGTGCGCGGCACTGAGGGCAGCCCGCTTCCTTGACCTTGGCGAACTCCTCGGGGTCTACGGTCTCTTTGCTCTCGGCCGCAAAGTAGTGGAGGTAGCCACAGGCTTTGCTCTCGTTGAAGCTCCCGTCCCCGATGAGCGGCACAGGAGCCTGACACTCCAAGACCGGGCCTACCTTGCGTTGCTCGTTGCACTTGTCGCAGGGGTTTTCTGTGCGCACGACCTTGGGCTCGTCGTAGCCCGTGAGCGACACAAGGGCAGGGCCACCGAGCGCCAAGATCACACGTGGTCGGACAGCTTCGATCTCAGCTTCCAGGCGCGGTAGACACGAAGTGACTGCGTTAGGAAAGTCCTTCATGAAGGGCTGTTTGTGCGCCGTGGGCTTGCCAAGCGTGGCGTTGGTCACCCAGCACTCGTCCATGTGGATGCCCGACTGCTTGAGCATCGCGCGGAGCAACTTGCCCGACGGCCCCACAAACGGCCGACCCTCGGCGACTTCCTGCGTGCCGGGGCCCTCACCCACGATCATCAGCCCGTTGAAGCGCTTGGGCTTGAACGCGTGCGCCATGAGCCCACGGTCACACTGCTTACTGAGCTCGCAGGTGCCACAGCTTGCCAGCTCGCGGCTGAATACGGGAAGCGAAGTCAGATCACTCATGGTTTCTCGGTGCCGTTGACCTTGGTCAAGGAATCGTTGATTGCCGCGTAAACGGGCCCAGGATCACCGAAGGCAACAGGATCGTGCAACGACAGCGTTTCCTCAGGCAGGGGTGCGTCCGCGATCTTAGGGTCTAACAACGCAGGCTCATCCACGCGCCCTAGAAGCACATTGCGCGCAGCCTGGAGCTTACGGTTGACCGACGCCGCGCTTTTACCCAAGCGAAGCATCTGCTGGATCTCCGCCAGATACTTCTCCGCCACCTCGTGGCGCTGTTCCAGATTGCGAAAGTGTGCGTGCTCGCGCGCGTCACGCAGCACGTAGACCTGTCCGTTGATCGTAATTTCTTTCATGGTACTACGGGCACGAATCGAACGTGCGCGCGGGGTGTGAGCCCTGCTCTACCAACGAGCATCCGTAGTGTGAGCCTAAGTGCTCACCGCGTGTCGACTATCCCGCACCCACACGCGACAGGTGCTTCTCTACCGCCCGAGAACGGTTGGGAACTTCAGGCCACACGCGGGCGACGCGTGGCAGCGCCGGCCGTGGGCGTGCGCGCGGGCTGGGTCGCAGGCGTCGCCGCAGCCGCCTTGCTCTCGGCTGCGGGCTTGGCTGCCGCTTCGTCACCGCCTTCGGGCGAGCGCTCGTTCGAGTAGTCGTTGTTCATCTTGCCCTCGTACTCGCGCTGCGTCACGTCGCACATGAACTGCGCCTCGACGAGATCGTCGGTGTCGAACTTGTACCCGAAGATCTTCTTGCCGTCTTCGTCGACCTCGCCGCCGTCGATCTCCTCGAAGTCGATGCCCGTGCCCTCGAGCAGGTTGCGCGTGCGCCACGCTGCCTTGCCGTCGAGCGGGTACCACAGCGTGCACTTCTTGCCGTCGTGGTCACCACCGACCACGGCCGCTTCGATCATCATCTGGGGGTTACCGGCCTTGCTAGCCTTGCTGCTGTCCACCGACGTGATCTGCAGGATGTACGTACCCTTGGGCAGCGGCTGCCAACCCTTGCCCTCTTTGGCCTTGAACTCTACGACTGGCATGTTCGTATCCTCAACTTTCGTTTGCGTTCTGCGTTTGCTCTCGTGAGGCACCGTGCCCCGCGAAACTTGTCTCAGGACCCGATGTCCTGGTTGGTCTTGGTGAGGTACTGCACGACCTCGGCGTAGTTGAAGTTCTCGATCACATCGGGGATCGCGTCGAAGCGGGAGCGCGCGGGATAGTGCCCATGCTTTTTGAAGTGCGCTTTGTAGACCGTGCCCCGTTGGTTCTTACTGGCCTCGCAGAAGCTCACCACCTCGCACGAGCTCGGGAGCTTGATGGCGGCGGCACCCTGGATGAAGGGCCCGGCGATCACGACGCCGGCATCGTTTTTGTCGATGCGCGCAAGCGAGGTGTAGACCACATGCACGTCCATGTTGCACAGGCGTGCGTGGATGTTGCGAAAGTGCGCCGCTACCTCGCCCCACTTGCGCTGATCCATACTCTTGGTGCCCGACTCCGACAGCTCCTCGACCACTAGCTCCGAGTAGTGCGTGAGGCTTTCGAGCACGATCGTGTCGAAGGGAAACGCGTCGAGGTTTTCGGTGTAGGACTTTTCGATCTCGTCGAGGATGCGGTTGAGACCACCGACGCCGCTACGCACCTGCGAGCTCATGTCGGTCACTTCGTAGTACGGGATGTCCCGACCGCGAAGCGTCACCGCCGAGCCTTCATTTTTCGGAATGATGAAGCACGGCCGTGGGAACGTGCTTGCCAGGCGCGTTTTGCCAGCGCCCGTGTCCCCGTAGAAGAACCAACGTGTCCAAGGCACTTCGATGTCCTTGGCGTTCTTGAACGAAAGCCCCATCACTCACCCTTGCTTTCAGACGTTGCGATTGCGTTTGCGACTGCGAGCTGTGTCGATATGCCCTAAGGCACCTGTGGATGTCAAGCATCCACTAGAGAGATCATATCTGATCGCACCTGCCCGTTTTCTGAAACCGTTCGATCGCCGTCGCTGTACACGCTGGACTGCACGCGATCGATCCAATGGGTTGGGCTCCGGCAAGGTACGCCCACCCCGGCACGTTCTCACCACCCGGATGCGGCGCATGACACACGATGCAGGCTGGGGGCGCGACCCTTGGCTTTGGGCTGACGCGTACGCTCTTCATGGCCTGGCCTCACGTAGAAATCCGTAGGGAGGTTCTTCACCGGCCCACTGCGCCACGCTCATGCGCGGCTGGCCATGACAGAGATCGAAGTAGGTGCAGCGCGAATAGCCTCGTGCGTAGCCTGCGCAGTGCCCTAGGCTCTGCGGCCAGCCGAGCTTCTCCATCACGCTACGCAGACGACTCCAAGACACCTGCGAGTCGTAGAACGCCTTGAGATGCCCGTCGGAGGGTGCCACATCCGTACGCACCAGCTGCGGCTGCGCGTGCTTGGTGGCGATGTTGATCTTGACGCCCTGAAAGCGCGGGTACTGCGTGAGGTCCACGCACTTTTTGACCAACCACACTTGGCCCAGGATCTGGAGATCGAGCTGGTAGTTGTCGAGCAGCTCTTGTGTGATGGCACGTGCGGTCTTGGTCTCGACGATCCACATGCCCCCACGCTCGAGGTCTTCGATCAAGAGATCGAGACGCGTGGAGTAGTCGAACTCACCCTGGTAGGTGATGGTCTCTTCGACCGCTAGAATGCGCCACTTGTCACGGCGTACGTAGCGCTCGAAGTACGCATCCAACATGCGCCGCACGTCCCCAGCGACTTTCTCGTAGCCCACTTCGCCCTCAAACGGCGCCAGCGCTTGGTACGCCTGTGCCATGCCCTCGTGCTCGCCGCCCCAGAAGTAACCAGGGTCGTCTACCACCGTGGGATAACGTTGCTGATGTGCTTGTACGCAGCAGTAGTGCTTCTCCAAGCAGTGGTGAAAGAGCCAGCCCGTGGAGAGTGCATCCGACAGCACCTCGGGCACAAAGCCGATGACGCTGTGGAACGCGAACTCGCGCGGACACGCTAAAAGCCGCTTGTAGTAGGTGCTACCGAAGGGTGAGGCTCCGGTGTCCTTGAGATCGGCCACGATACCGAGCCGCCGGCGGGGCGTAGGATCTTCACGCGTGTTGACCGTGACGATCACGCAGCGCCCCCTTGGATGCGTACAGCCAGGCGCGTCTTTCGCAGCTCGTCACGGGACGTGTTCAACGCCTTGCGCAAGCCCTCTTTGTCACCCACCAGGAACACCCGCTTTTTGGCGCGCGTGATCGCGGTGTAGAAGAGCTGTCGGGTGAGCATGATGCTCTGCGAGGAGTGGCAAACCACCACGACATTTTCAAACTCAGATCCCTGACAGTTTGAACCGTCAAAGCCATTTTGTAGAAAACGCCCATGATCGGGAACCGTCACACACCACGATTCACCTGCAACACCCTCGATCTTTTCGATTCGATCGTGGTGGTACAATAGCTCATCGTCAAACCCACCAAGTGCAATGGCTTTAGCCCTACTAATGGTATTTCTGGTGGTAACGTTGCTATCCTGTCTGCTTGTGAGTCTACCGCGAGCTACTGGGATCAAATACCTAGTTTCAGCTCCAGCTAGCTTCTGTAGCCTGTCGTTCTTTGCGCTGGCCACGAAACCTACAGCTTCCGAAAAGCGCACGGCATTCTGCCCGTAGATATAAATGTGCCAAGCGTTTCTGCGCTTTATGCGGGCAGCGATCACACCACAGCGCAACAACATCGTGTGAACAATCTCCGCCATACGTTCGTACTCAGTTGTCCACTCAATGTGGTCCAAGCGATCATCACGTACGTTCACACCACCATCCTCAAACAACCCACGTAGAAATGCGCGCTGCATAGAGATTGGCGCGCGCATGATGCATGTAGGTATAGACTTGTGCTCTGCGGCAAGTCCACCAATGGCTTGCAGCCAAGTGGCTAAATACACTGAGCCGACTTCTACTTTGTAAAAACCACTGTGGTTCTGTACCTGCGTAGGCTTACCGAAGATTTTTGTACACAGTTCGCCGAAACGCTGGACAACATCCATATGTCGTTTAGCAAGAGCGAATCCTCTAGCGAACAAAGTTCCATCAGCAACCATAAGGCCGATGAACTCAGCCACATTTTCATTGAGCACGGTTGGCGTAGCGTAAAGTTGAGTACGCGCGTCAAACCCAGCATCTGTCAAAACAGGTAGTTCTGGGGCCAACGTTGCGTCGACACTAACCCCCAGCCGTAGCCGCACAAAATCATTTTTTTCTACATCCTTAGCACACACACGCTGGTAACAGTCGCCGCGCCACACCATCACTCCGTGATCCGGAGTAACCTCCAGTGCGTATCCATCTTTGGTAGTGAGCCTAAGCATCGGGCTCACTGGGTTGTGCACTAGAGACGTGTAATATCTACCGCCAACGTCAGTGCCAATTACTCCCTCGCGCTCAAGATGCTGTATTTCCTGTAAGCCATGTGGTGTTTCAACCAATGTTGTCGGAGACACACATTTGTGTACCGTAGAAGCGTAGGCGAGCTGCAAGGCTCGAGCCTGCTCGTGGTTGTAGGTCACGTACACATCGCTGTCGAACTTGACCACCAGCTCCTGCTTGTCCACGCGGTGGACCGTACCCACCTCGCCGTTGAACACCCCAAGCTGGTAGTCGTTGCGGGTCTGCATCACGCGATCGGCCAGGTGCAGCGTGACATCGTCGTACAGCTTCCAGCCCGTGGTCTTGACGCCGCGTGCGTTGAGCGTGGGCTGGAGCTTGGCGTTGAGCTCTACGGTGCCCCCGGTACGCACCTTCATGGGGGAGAGCACCTGGATGTTGTCGAGCGCTACGCCCGCTGCCATCTGCTCTTTGAGGATCTGCAACACGACCTCCGAGATGTGCTCGGTGTCATCGGGCCCGATCTGGTACCACGCGAAGTCGCTCACGTCGGCGGTCTCGATCGGATGGCCTTGCAGTACGTAGGGTGCGTTGCGGCACACCCAGCTCTCGGCGGCGGCACGGTAGAGCTTCTCTAGGCGCACCGTGGGCACACAGCCCGAAGCGATCAGATCGCGAAACACCGCGCCCGGACCCACCGGGGGCAGCTGGTTAGCGTCTCCCACAAACACGATGCGCGTGTCGCCTCCGATCGCGGATAGGAGCGAAGCCCCAAGCTTCACGTCGATCATGGAGCTTTCGTCCACGATGACCACGTCGGTGTCGAGCGGTTGCTGGTGCAGATCCGATCCGTAGCTGAAGCCCTGTGGCGTCCAGCCCAGTAAACGGTGGATCGTTCGTGCAGGCCGGCCCGTCGCCTCTGACATGCGGCGCGCCGCCTTACCTGTGGGTGCGCAGAGCTCGTAGTTGGCAAGGTTGCCCAAGGCGTACTTCAGACAGCTGGTCTTACCGACACCAGGCCCGCCTGTGATGACCCCAATGGGTGCAGACTCAATGAGGCGCACGGCTTGCTCTTGGACTTCGTCTAGGATCAGCTCAGCCATACAGTGCTCCCTTTCGGCTCATGGCTTACCGAACCTTGGCGATGAATCCCACATGCGAGCGTCTCTACCCTCAGCCTGAGCAGCCACACCTGTACTTCCGCTGCCCGCAAATGGATCAACAACAAGATCTCCAGCGTTGGAGTACGTTCGGATCAACCAACGAAGCAGTGGTACAGGCTTCTGTTGTGGATGCGAGCGATCTGTGCTTGACGTTCCAACACTGGCAAACTCTAGAACCGACACAGGAAAGCGATCGGTGGCTCCTTTACGGGAGTTACGTACTCCCGTAACGGAGCCGTAGTTTTCGCCGTGGTGACCACGTCGTGCTGCATGTATTGGCGAAGCGCCCGTGATCATCTGTTTGTTGTACGTTCCAGGGCTTCTGTAAAAAACAAGAATATACTCGTGGCTGCGCAACGGTGCTTTGTTGGCATTGAGCTGTCCTGTAGCGAGACTTTTGCTCCAGATGAGATCGTAGCGAAAAGCGTTGGGCTGAGATTCAATAAGCTGTGCAGCAAAACGCAGTGACGATGCCATGAGTACGGCAACCCCGTTATCTTTCAACGCCCACCAGATAGCAGACCACAACGCAGGTAGAGACGGCTGTTCATCAAATGCGGCTTGCGTCGCGCCCGACGGTAGATCCGATAGAACTAGATCCACCGAACCACGTGGTAGCGAAGCCAAACCCTGTATGCCATCCCCAAGTTGCACATTGGTTGCTGGGTATGTTGCTGCTTGGCTGTGCACAAATGCCCCGAGTGCCCTAAGCCATTTCGGCGAGAGCGTCAAAACAGGTGTCAAGGAAGGCGCGGATGAAGACGGCGGCTTGGGGCGCGACAAGCGCGTTGCCCGACGAGTAGAGGACTTTGCCTCGCGAGGGGCTGTCTCCATCCAGACCGTAGGTAGTCCCATCAACCAAAGGGAATGTGCCGGGTTGAGCGCAGCGCCACTTTCCATCGACGCCAGGGAGCCATTCGGCGTCGGCCCAGAAGCCACCAGTTGCGCCTGCAGGGATAGCGAGGTCAACGACACCCCGAGCTGCGCTCCGTTGGCTCGCGCTTTCTCCTTGCGCGCTAGAAACTGCGCTGGTGTGCCGCCCGCTTCCCGTGCTGCGGGTGTGGCCCAAGGAGTCAGCACACGGGAGGCTTCCGTCGGCAAGTCGTGTCCGGTCTTGCCCTGACGCTCGGGCTGCAGAAGCGCGCCCTTCCGCATGTCGGCGGAGCGTGATGTCGGCCACGGGGAAGCCACCAGGCGCGCTGCCCCGGGCAACTTCCAGAAGATCGCCCGGCTGCCGTCGTCCTGCCGTGGTCCGTAGCAGTGCGTCGAGCCACGCGTGTCGTTGGTCAAGGGCGTAGGCCACGAAGTACAGACGCTGTCGTTGGTGCGGAGCGCCCACGCCTGCAGCTGGGATATCACACGCCCCGACGGCGTAACCCGCTCCTTCCAAGTCAGCCGATACAACGTCGAACCACTTGAGGCCATCCGCTGACGCAGTCTGTTCGCCAAAGAGGACTGCAGGGCGACACTCGCGGATGAGTCGGAACCAGACGGGCCAGAGGTGGCGATCGTCGTCGAAGCCTTTGCGTCGTCCGGCGATGGAGAACGGCTGACACGGGCAACTGCCTGTCCAGACCGCGAGCTCATCGGGCCAACCTGCAAGGCGCAGTGCGTAGCTCCAGATGCCGATACCAGCAAACACATGCAGCTGGTTGAAGCTCGCCACGTTCTGCGGCGTGAGCGCGCGGATGTCGCAATGGCTCACGATCCCCGGTGCGATCGCATTGGCGTTGATCAGATTGCTGAGCCACTGGACGGGATAGCTTTCGATCTCGTTGTAGAGTGCCGTCACACATACTTCCAGTCTTGGCCCCTAAGAATGTCGCCGATGGATGTGTGATCCATGCCGTAACGAGCTGCGATTGAACGGTGTGTTTCTTCGCCGGTAGCGTACAACGCTCTGATCTCTACAACATCTTCAGAGGTAAGCTTTGTGGTCCGTATCTTTTTGCCACGCGCTTGCCTGCCCTTGTTGTTTCTGTCGCGCATATTGTCAGCAATCGTTCCAAGGAACAAATGCTTTGGGTTTACGCACGGTGGGTTGTCACAGCGATGCAGAACTTGCTTACCGTCTGGTATTTCACCGTGGGCTAGAAACCACGACAGTCTGTGCGCAGCACCAAACCTGCCAGCGTCACCGTAACCACACTTGTTTCTAGGGCCTAACCAGAGCCAGCATTCATCAACACCGCCTCGTCTCACGCTGCGGAAGAATACTTCTGGTCTCTGATAACAGTCGCGCCTGAGCCCATGCTTAGGAGCAGGCATGCATCAAAGCGTCTCGGTGGATACCCACCACGTGATCAGAAACGCCATGGCCTTGCGCTTGTAGCCTCGGCCCAAGACGACGCGTCCAACGACCACGGGATCGGGATTGCGTCGTGTAGCAGGTAGAATGCCCACCTCGTCGAAGATCTTGAGCGCGAGCGCGCGGGTTGTATCGTCCAGAACCTGCGGCTTGACGAGCTTGAGCGGGAAGTTGATCTCTTCGTCGAACTCCACGCACTGCGCCGTATAGTACGTTTTCTTGACGAGTTCCGTACTGCCGGTGTGCTTGGGTTCGTTGCGTGTT